AGATGGCTAAACTAACCGTAAATATTGGAACTTCCGCAAACGATAGAACAGGTGACAATCTACGCACTGCGTTTAATAAGATTAATCAAAACTTTGATGAGTTATATGTTGGGCCTCCTCAGTTAACACAGGCTCAGATAGATGCACTTACACCAGTTTTTGGAATGATGGTTTATAATACAACAACAGGAAAATTTCAAGGTTATGCTGCTGATGCAAATAATGACAGTGCAGCAGGGTGGGCAGATCTCCACTAAATATAGATATAGGAAGCGAAATGGCAACGATACAAACAATTAATGTAGGTAACTTAGTAAACGATGGTCTTGGTGATGATCTAAGAACCGCGTTCCAGAAGGTTAATGCTAATTTTGCTGACCTTAATGCGGGTCTAACGATCACTGCATCCAATGTTGGTAATGCTGCCGGCATATTTAAGGCGAAGGTCAATAACGACTTACAATTTAAAACTCTAGTAAGTGGCGATAAAATTCTAATTCAAGAATCCGAAAATTTCTTAACCGTTAATTCAACACAGGAAGATGCATTCATAGGGTTTGATACTGACAGTGGAAGCATTTCTGCATCAACATATGAACAGATAACACTACAGGGTACTGCTGCACCTTTATCAGAAACAGGGATAAAGGACATTGAAGTTACTGCGTCAGGTAGCACAGTTAACTTTAAAACAATTATTCCTGTAACGGAATATTTACAGACATATGATTTTGGAAGTATAAATGGAATCTATGCCAATGCCATTCAATTGGCAATGCAGACTGCAAACATTGATTTTGGAACACTAACATTTACATCAGACATTGACCTCGACTGCGGCGGTCTAACCTAGGAGGATAACCACTTATGGCAGTGACTTGGATAACGCCAGCGGGAGACCTAGGAACACTAGAAGAAAGAATAATTACATCAGTCCCCATAGAAGCAACTACTGATACTGGTAATGCTATTTCCTATTCTGTTATTGCAGGAAATCTCCCAAGAGGAATGATTCTAGTAGGTAATACTATAAAAGGTTCTCCAGCAGAAGTTACTAAATTTACGGAATATAGATTTGTAATACGTGCCGATGACGGAGATAAGGAAAAGGATAGAACATTTAAAATTGGTGTAGACGGTGCAGATATGCCAGAATGGATTACTCGAGAAGGATTTTTAAATGTTGGAGCAGGACAGGCTTACTTTGTATTGGATGATGCACAGGTTGATTTCCAACTGGAAGCAACTGATCCTGATGTAGTCGCAGGAGAAAATCTTGAATATTACCTGGTTCCTAATAGTGGAATACTTCCATATGGTTTAAGCCTTTCAAAGACTGGTAGAATAAGCGGATTTACGCAGCCAATACCGGCCATAGACTATGCAACAGCAGTAACTGGTGCCTATGATACAGCATCATTTGATACCGTTCCGTTAGACATTGCAAAGAATAATAGTCTTGGATTTGATAGTTTTTTCTACGATAACCAATACTATGACTATGGAGAGCAGGGCGTAGTACCAAAAAAATTAAGCAGAATATACACATTTGGTGTTGCAATTACAGATGGCATTAATGCCGTTAATAGAATTTTTAAGATTTATGTTGTATCAGAAGAGTTCCTAAAGGCCGACAACACATTAGTTCAGGTTGATACTAATTTATTCCAGGCAGATAATACTAGTGATAGGGTTCCTCTATGGATTACCGATTCCTATCTAGGAAGATATAGAGCCAATAATTACATTACTCTGTTTCTAGATGTATATGATCCTCCAACTCTTTCAGGAGTAATTAGTTATTTTATAGTTGAAAATAATCCCGACGGTACACCAAGCACACTTCCTCCAGGACTTGAACTTGATACCACAACCGGAGAACTTGCAGGCAAGGTTCCTTATCAGGCTGCCGTAACCAAAACATATCAATTTACACTAAAAGCAGTTAATTTTCCTGCGAGTATAGCACAACGAAATTATACGCTCGTCGGTGACTGGAGTTCTACTAGATTTTATCAAGAAAATGAAGCAGTTAGATACGACGGTTTCATATACATATGCAAATTAGAAAATATAAATCAATTACCAAACGAATCAAATTCCATTTATTGGCAATTAGGTGTTGGAACAACTGACAAAACATTTACTGTAGACATAATAGGTGAAATCGAAAGTTCAATACAGTGGGTAACTCAACCCGATCTAGGAATAATAAAGCCTAATCAACCTAGCAAACTATCAGTTGAAGCAATTAGCCAACTGTATGGTGGCCGTGTTACTTATAGCATCACACAAGGAAATCTTCCTCCTGGTTTAGAATTTTTATCCAATGGAAACATAATAGGCAAGGTAACACAGTTTGCTGATGATGATCAAGAAGGATTAACAAGATTTTTTGATAGAGATAGCAGTGAGATAGATTCAACTGGATCAACCAGTTTTAAGACAACATTTGATAATCAAACTACCAGTTACGACAAAAGATTTCAATTTACAATCGAAGCATCCGATGCTTCTGGATTAGCCAAAGACACTAGAACCTTTACAGTAAGAGTTGTTTCTGATAGTCAGAAAACTTTTGCCAACATATATGTAAAAGCATTCCAAAATAAACAAAAAAGATTGGACTGGTTTAACTTCATTACCGATGCAACTCTTTTTGTTCCTGAGGATATTTATAGATATGGTGATGAAAATTTTGGTGTGCAAACCGAAATTAAAAGTTTAATATTTGCAGGAATAGAAAGCACTGCCGCCACTCCGGTTGTGCAGGCAATGAGCAGAAATCATTATAATAAAAGATTAACATTTGGAAGTCTAAAAAAAGCACAGGCAAAGGATCCTAACACGCAACAAACACTTTATGAAGTTGTATATGTTAATATCGTGGATGAATATGAAAAGAATGATAAGAGTATTTCTAATGAAATAGAATTATCAGACAATATTAATAGTAAAGTTTTGGTAAGTTACGATAACATAACCATAGACAGTGACATTCCATTTGCCAGCGATGCTGACTTACAAAGAGTGTTTCCTAATTCTATTAAGAATATGAGAAGAAGAATTAGAGACATCGGTGAGAGAGATAGAGAGTTTCTTCCACTATGGATGAGAAGCATACAGGAAACAGCAACATTCGAACTTGGATTTACTAAGGCATTGGTAATTTGCTATGCAAAACCAGGTAGAGCCGACACTATTATATCTAGAATAAAAGCAAGTGGATTTGATTTTAAAACCATAGATTTTGTTGCTGATAGATATATCATTGACATTTTGGATGGACAGATACAGGACACATACATACAGTTTCCACAGGACAGAATAACCAAGCATACTGATTCACCGCCAAAACCGGATCAAAATGACAAGAATCCTAGAGATCGCAGAGATGGCGGCTTTCGCGTAATCGCAAGTGGATTCTAAACAAATCTAGTATGATAAATATATACTGAATACAATGGAGATAATAGCGTGGCAAGATCGAATAACAGTTTAATTAACTATTTAAGCATTAATGAAAACTTCCCAGTTGCTGGGCAGGACAATGACACACAGGTGTTCAGAGATAATTCTGATACAATTAAAAACAGCCTAAGAAATGCTAAGGACGAAATCACAGACCTTCTCTCAAATGCCGCGTTCAAGGATGAGGATAATGATTTTGAGTTAAAATCAATTTCTAGAGCAGTCTTATTGAACAACAGAATAGGAAAATTCGATGGCGGTGCTGTTACTGCATCACCAACAACCATTGATTATAAAAATGGTGATTACCAAATTTATAGAGTAGGTGGAAATATATCAATGGATTTTTTAAATTTTCCAGGAGATCCTGTATTCACATCTGAAACAACTCCAATTGGTATGGGAAAGGTAACACTGGAACTTTATAGTGATGGCTCATCAAGAACTGTTAATTTTTTAACTTCGGGCGGTACTGTGATTAAGAGCAAAGACTTTCCAGGGTATGCAAGCGGATCACCTGTGCTAACACTAACATCTGCCACAGATCCTGTAATGATTGAAGTGTGGAGACACAATTCCACAGTTATATACATGAGATACATTGGCGCATTTGCATAATGTTTCATCCATTCCAGGAAGATCCAAAAGAACTCACAGACACTGAATTAACTCAGAGAATATCCGAATTGAGCAAAAAATATACCACTGCCGCACGTTTAGGCAAGGGTGAACTGTTGACACAACTCCAAACATTTGTTACAATATATAGAGATGAATTACGTAGAAGAGCAATGCAACCTACAAAAACAAATGATCAAGATAAGGATTTGGATCAACTTATAAATGTCGACTAATAGTATAATAGAAGTAATAGAAGGAATTAAGAAACACGGTCCAGAAATATTGGAACACTGTGTTATTCAAGATGCAGATTCCTATTTGGCAAGAATTGCTGATGAATTCTTGGATTATCCAAAACCCAAATCTAAATTGAATACCGATAATTGGTTCATGCCAACTAGTTATAAGCAGATTGATATAGAAAAATTCGTGCTTGGCAATTGCAAAACCGAAGAATATACAGAAAGAGCAAGACTTGAACTAGATGAATTCAAGAAACGTAATCTTATTATGCTACTAAAACAGGTAAAATATATAGTAGATACACTTAGAAAAAACAATATTGTATGGGGAGTAGGCAGAGGTTCAAGTGTTGCAAGTCTAGTTCTTCACATATTAGGGGTCCACAAGATTGATCCGATTAAATACAATATACCAATAAACGAATTCTTTAAACAAGGAGAATGATATGGCTAGAACAGTAAGAAGCATGCGCGGCAAGGAAATTGACATGGAAAAGTTAAATCTTAAGAATGAAACTTTACCAGCAGTTGGTAACATGAAGGTAAATGCACGCGGTGATGAAATTGGCAAGGGTGGTAAGGTAGTAAAGACTAGAGAGGAAATTCTAAAAGATTATTACGATAAAAACCCAAGAGCAATCAAAGAAGAAGTAGTAGATAGAGCAAAGAAACAATAAGAAAGGTTTGCATATGATTAAGGGCAAGGTAAGAGCCATCCATGAGGATGTTTTAGTAACAGGCATGCATTTTGGCGAGACAAAGACCGAAGGTGGAATTATTATCCAGTCTGATGATGCAAAGGCACACGGGGTAAAACCACGTTGGGCACAGGTATATGCTAAAGGTCCAGAGAACACAGACCCTTATGAAGTGGGAGATTGGATCCTAATTGAACACGG